TTGAAGAACTTTCGAACAAAGACTATTCCAAAAAAGACGAAAACTTTTGGAGCCTTTCGGTAGACGAAGCGGGCAACGGTTTTGCTGTGATTCGTTTCCTTCCCGCTCCTGCCGGAGAAGGGGAAAGCGAATTCGTCAAGCTTTGGACGCACGGATTTAAGGGTCCGGGTGGCTGGTACATCGAAAACTCTTTGACCACTCTTGGCCAAGACGATCCGGTATCGGAATATAACAGCAAGCTTTGGGAAACCGAACTTCCCGCAAATCAAGAACAAGCTCGAAAGCAAAAGCGCAAGCTTTCTTTCATTTCGAATATCTACGTGGTTAAAGACCCGAAGAATCCGCAAAATGAAGGCAAGGTTTTCAAGTTTAAGTACGGTAAGAAAATCTTCGAAAAGATCACCGAATCTATGGCCGATCCGGTTGACGGTGACGAAGATGTTGTTGCAATCAATCCTTTCGATTTCTGGATTGGGGCTGATTTCAAGCTTAAGCAACGCAAGAAGGACGGTTGGCCGAACTTCGATAACTCGGAATTCGCTGCACAATCAATTCTTGGCAACTTCGATGATGCCACCCTTGAAGCCATCTACAAGCAAGAATTTTCTCTGAAGGAAGTTGTTGACCCGAAGAACTTCAAGAGCTACGAAGACCTTAAGAAGCGTCTTAACAAGGTTCTTGGAAACACGGAATCTACGGCTCCGGCTGGTACTTCTGCTCCGGCTCGTGAAGAAAAGGTTGCATCTTCCAAGATGGAAAATGATAATCCTTGGGGCAATGAGGAAGAAGACGAAGATTTGGCATTCCTTAAGGGACTTGTCGATTAAAATTAAAGGGACTTGTCGATTAAAATTAAAGGGACTTCGGTCCCTTTTTTATTGACTATTCAAAAGAAATCCTCTATCCTCGCCTTATTAAAATAAGGATAAATTATGAATCTGTTTGTAGATAGTGACGGTGTAATAGCCGATTTTGAAAAGTATTTCCTAGATTATTTCGGATATACCCACAATTCTGTTTCTGATGAAGAAATGTGGAAAGCCATAAATGCGCACGAAGATTTCTTCGGATCGCTTCCCCTGATGAAGAATGCCGAAAAGTTTCTGATGCAAGCTCACGAAACTCCGTTCTTCGATGCGCTCTTCATTTTGACGGCTTGCCCCAAAACCAATTATTTTGTGGCAGCTATCCAGAAGAAGAATTTTTATCTGAGAAAATTTCCGGAATTGGAACTGCATGTTCTTCCGATGCAGGGCGGAAAAAATAAGGGACTCTTTATGCAGAGTCCCGGAGATATTTTGATTGACGATTTCAAGTCCAACATCAAACATTGGAGAAATCTTGGCGGTTATGGTGTAGTTCACAAGAACTTTTACGAAACCGCCCTCGAAATCAATTATATCGTTGATCGAACTGTATTCGATCCTTACGATTTTCTTTAACGGTTGAGCGGATTCGACTGGCTTGCCGTGTTGGTTTTCGACAACACATTAACTGAACCACGTCCCCCGGTATTAACCGTGTTGATTTGTGTCATGTTTTGTAGTGTTGCATTGCCACGAGAAACCGGCTCACGACTTTGTGACAGTTGTTGAACTTGCTGATTAGCGCTAGGATTCGGAGGGGTGGCAATTGTCGCCCCTTTTAGATTCGTGGCTGCTTGTTTGCGATCATCATCCGTGACTGTGTATTTCGGTTCAATGCCATTTATTGCATATTGATTATAAGCATCAACATCAAGCTTATCGAGTTCTCTTTTAAGCGCCAAACGCTTTGCTTCGTTCTCGATATCGTCTTGGCTGACTTCTTTCGCGCCAAGCAATGAATCGGCAAGCTTCTTTCCTCCCGGAATGTTTTCTAGGAAGTCACGAACGACACCCTTCAGCCAATCCACAATCTTATGTGCAAAGCCCGTAAACAGGTCTGTAAGGTCTTTTACAAGGCCATCTGTGATGTAGTTCAAGGCTGCTTGAAATTTGTTGCCGAAGATATCCTTAAAGAACGCAATGACGATTTGGAAAGAACCTTTGGCCGAATCCACCACAAAATCAATCAACGATCCGAAACCAGACTTCAGGCCATCCCAAATCTTTTGAGGATCAAGAGTTGCCAAACCAATGAAAATGTCAACCAGAGCCGAAAATATTTTGCGAATATCTTGAATGATCTTTTCGACCGAAGCGGAGAATTCGACGGACAGATTTTTGAAGCCGATCTTGTCGAGTACCCAAGCGATTACATCCTTTACCAGTTCCATAATTCCGGTAAAGAAGCCGTCGAAAGCTTTCATCAGACCTTCCTTGACACCTTCGATAATGCCACCTTTTTCATAACCTTCGATAAATCCGTTGACGAAATCAATCAAACTCAAAAGTAGTTGCAGCGGCAGAAACACTTTGCCCAAGAATCGAGAAATGTAGCCAAGAGCTTTTGCTCCGGCTGCCCCAAATTCTGTTAACAAAGAAACCAAAGGTCGCAAGAATACGTCGAAAATTTTGAACACAGCTTTTGTTACGAAAGCAATAGTTTCATAAATTCCCTTGAAGGCCGAAGACAGAAGACTCAATCCCTTTGAGCCGACAATTTTTTCCAGAATATCAACGACAACTCTTATCGCGGAACCGATCTTCGCGCCAACGTCTTCGATTGCCTTTAGGGCTTCCGGGGAAATGATACGATTTCCCATAGAATTTAATACGTTGATTATTCGTGTTCTTAAGAATTCTCCAATTGGCGCAACAATGGTTTTGTAGATAGCGGCCAGAGAATCCAAGGTAGCTTTACGGACGAATACCAGATAAGTTGAAATTAAAGCTTCAGCTTCTTTTCGATACTTTTCTGTCAAATTTTCGATGATAACCAGCAACCCGAGAATGGTAGCCTTGATTACCCCGCCTTCAAGAATGCGTCCAAGACCATCGGTTAGGCTGTTTTCCTTTTCCGGTCTTCCGGTTGGATTTCGGTCGTTTCGACGTTCTTGATCCTGTTCCGAACGAATGTATTGGTCTCGAAAGAAGCCAATCAAGGCGTCCAGACGATCAACGATATGTGCAGTGTTTTGAACAATCTGACGAACACCCAAATAGATTTGGAAGGTCATTCCCGACAATTTCGCAATCGTTCCATTCCCGGTTCCGCTCGGAACCGAACTTGATACGTTCGCATTGACACTATCGGCCACGGAAGAGATATTTGACGAACCGTTAGCCGGTTGGGGAGTTGGCAGCATTCTTTTTCTTTTCGTTGTGCGCTCTTATCAAGGAAATATAGATATCTCTTTCAAAAGGAACCCAACTCTCAACTTCATCCGTATCATAATTTTCCAATTTCAGAATAAACATCAATTGGTAATATAGAGACAGATTAATATGAGAAAGGCTAATTATAAAAAATGTTGGATACCTTTGACCTCTTTCTTGACAATCTTCTTATCTTTGTAATATTCAATTTCCCCGATAACACTAGGAAATGTGTCGAAGAAATTCTTGATTTTATTCAGGTATTCGCCACTCAATGATTCGAAAAATTCTTCTTTTTCGGCTTCGCTTGCATTTTCCATCGGATAGTCATTCTCACTATCATAAACAGACTTGATGCATAATTTAATCAAATTCATTGCTTGGCTTCCGGAAAAGCTCACGGATTGATCACCTTTGAACATTCCCATTTTTTCCAAATCCTGAATTGTCGGATAACGCATCGTTACCCCAACATTGCCATCAAGATCGATAATGGTCGAATGCGATTCATCCTTTTCGACACGAATCTTATTATAATCAAATATTGCATCATACTCGATTTGATCTTCCGCATCTGTATAACGAAGTTCGGAGCGATCACTTTGAGATTTTGAGCGAATTCGAAGGAACACATATTCCAGATCGAACAAAGGCATTTTATTGACATTGATATCATCAATTACGCAATTTGTCACAATCTGCTTTAGAGCGTCGATCATGGCTTGCGTCGATCCATCTTCCTTTGCCATCAACAGAATCTTTTCTTCTTTTACCAGAAAAGAACGATATGAAATGGTCTTCCCCGAAGAAGGAAGATCAAGCTTGAAGGTGGATGTATTAATTTTCGGTAGTGACATTCAAATTCCTCATGTAAATATATTCAATAAATTAGATGTTGTGTTATTTATTAGGGCTAGCGCAGCATTTGCCAAAACGTCCGAAATCGATAGATATTGGCCCAAAGAACTATCATAAAAGGAACCGGACGTGGTATAGGCGAAAGGATCGAAAGTCGAAATGCTGTTTGACAAAGTTTGATCGTTCGCATTGAACAGAGAAGATGTCCAAGTTTTATAAGTGAAAGTGACTGGCAATTTCAGAATGGTGTCTTTTTGCGACCAATCCAAAACCGGTTGACCGATTGTGAAAGGATATGCATCATGCAAAGTATAGGTGACGATTACGTTTGCTTCAGCATCATAGAGCATGATATTGATTTCGGTCACGTAA